ATTGTAAAGGTTCTCTGCCATCTGCCATGTAGCTTCTGCCGATGCAAGTCTAGTTTTTACATCTGCCATTTTTTCTTGTTCGTAAGCTAAATCTCTACGCAAATCTTTTATCTCGACTTCTTGTATTTTTATGATTGTTAATTGATTAGCATTTATAGTATCTGTTAGATTGACAATATACTTAACGCCAGTAAATGTTCCAAATAGCACAGATGCTATCACTGGAATTAATACAAAGTTCTTTTTAAATAATTCAGCTATATTCATATTTTCCTTTTTTCAGGGAAACATTATACAACAAAAATGTTTATGCGTCTAGCACTTCCATCTACGTCTAGCTTGTCTTATTCTAGAATTAGGATCATTTCTTGTTTTAGCAGAGCTTCTTTTTAATTGGCCTGCTGATCTTGCGCAATAACTTTTTCTACGTTTAGCAGCCTTTGATCCTTTTTTAACTTTACCAGTAACTGCAGTTTTTAATTTAGATCCTGGGTTAGCTCGTCTATAAGCTTTAACACCTTTAGAAGTCATACCAGCTCCTGACTTAGTTGATCTAAAGTTACCAGACTTTACTGAAGTCTTTATAGCTCTTTCTTTTCTACCCTTAGGTCTGATTCTAGTTCTAGCCATTAAATAAATCCGTGATCAGATGCATATCCACCACCTTCACCTTTACCAGCTCCTGGTGCATTGTGTCCTGAGTTATTATTATTTCCTTGATCATAAGAATCATTATGAATATTAAATCCAGTTTGGCCTGCTGTAGGAATACCATAAGTTGCCATATCAACAGTACTATTACCACCTTGAGGATCTTTTAAAGTTGCTTGTGTAATTCTTTGATTTTCTTTTTCCTGTTTTTTATTAAGAGCACCACCAGCTAAGAATGGAATTGTAAAAGGAAGTGCAGCACCTATTATACCATAAGCTCCAACACCTGCAGCAACACCTACTGTTCTTGCCCCATAAGAAACACCTCTAGGTATTCCTAGATTATCTTCTATATAACTATCATAAGCATTTATATTACTTTTTATAGTAGTTCCAAAATTTTCTACTTTATTTCCTACTTTATCAAAGTCCCATTGAAAATTAGATTTAACATCTTTAGAATAATCTTTTGTTATATTATTATTACCTTGATTAGATATAGAACACATACCATTAACAGACATTCTTCCATCAGCACATACATATTCAGCCATACTATCTACCTTGTCCTTTATATCTATTTTGAGATTTTTGTAACTTCTCAGATTTGTTTTGAGATTTCTTGTGAACGCCTGGTCTTTTCTTAGGCTGATCTCTTGGCACGAAGTGTGTGAACTTCTGCTTAGCCATTATTTTTTAGGTTTTAATTGAATAACTTTAGCTGGTTTTTGTTTACTATCTAGTAATTCTTTAGCAGTAGGAAAATTTTTAGATCCAGCTTTATTACCAATTTGTCTAATTACATTTAAACTTGTTTTATTTGCTTTAGGTAATTCAGCTACTTTGATTGTTTCACCTTCATCGTTAAAAGTCTTTTCAGCTTTAGTTGCTACAAAATCATTATCGTTTGACATATTTTTTTACCTTTTTCTTTTTCTTTTTTCTTAACAGAGCAAAGTCTACACCTGATATCTTGCCATCTTTATTTTTATCTAATTTTTTTCTTTTGCCTTTTAACATAATTAATCCTTAGCTGTTTTTTTTACTGTTTCTATATCTTTATCAGATACAGGAGTAAGTTTAACACCTTTTAATTTTGTAATTGCTGCTTGAGTAGCTTTAGCATAAGAATTAGAACCTGATTCAGACTTATCACCTTTAATTATATCTTTATCTTTATCAGATACAGGAGTTACTATTCCACGGTTTCCTCTTGGCTCTGGCTTATGATCTTCACCAGCTACATCTCTCATGTTAGGTTTCTTACCCATAACTATCTTTTTAGTTTAGAGATAAAAGATTTATTATCAGAACTAAAATTTGAATTTCTTTTTAGTCTAGAAATAAAAGCTTTGTTATCTGCATTGTAATTAGAATTACCTTTAGTCTTATCTTGAATAGTATTCGCTGCAGACGCATCTTGATGTGGCGGATGTGGCTCTGGTCCGAAACCAGCAGCTGCTCCACTTGAATTATACTGAACAGGTGTTCTAGTAACAGTTTGTGTTTTAGTCATTAATATATACTCCCAGTTATATTTAGTTTTCCAATGAAATTTTCCATTTCATTTTCTTTTCTTGTTTGTTGTAGTACTACTTCATCTTCAGGATTCTGCATAGCTTTTTTAATCATTGCTGCAGGTTCAATAGCTGATGGATTTTTTTCATAAAATCTTGCATTAGATTTTTTAACATCTTCTACTGAATAGTTTTTAGTATTGTGATTACTAATACTTTGTCTTGTAAATGGGTTACTCATTTTTTAAATCCTCTGTTGTGCTTAATTTTTTATTTAATATACTCTGAAAACAAGATTGTGTAAAGGTCGGAAGTAACATTTCGCTAATAGGCGATTTATTATGTCTACATGACCACGAAATACAAGGTACTCCCTTCTCGTCCCATGCTATTAGAGCATATCCTTTTAGATCCATTTTCTCTATAATCTGGAGACATGCATCATTTAGACCTAAAACTACATCATCATCTTGCTTTTGTTCTACTTCTAAAGTAGTAGGTGGCTTATCTTTAAAAGGTCTATACCGATTAAGAGTAATAATGTTTGTCTTTTTTTGTATATTTTTCTTGTTCATAATCTTCATCATCAGGGTCGTCAGGGTGTGTTACTAAAAAGCCATCACGAATCCGCATTAAAGCTTGAACGCAAGTATCATGTATGTCATCATGCTTTCCATAAGGGAAAGATCCTGATTCATCTAATACACTTTTAGTCCAATCTTCATCTAATGTAAAGACTAACCCGCCTTCAAACATTGGAGCTATTGCGTGAGTTCTCGAAACTTTATCTCTATCTGGATTAAAAGTAACTACAGGAACTCCTGATCTTCTCATATCTTGTATAAGAGATTGACCAGAGGCCCGTTGTTCTATAAGTACTTGATCTGGTTTCCATTCTTCAAAGCTCTCTTGTGCTCTCTTTCTTAAATCAGGATATTCTAATCTTTCTTTCCATGCGTCTAATAATATTGCAGCAGCATAAGGTCGATTACTTTCATCACGAGCATTAAATACTCCCCAAGTAGTACAAGCTGAAAAGTCAGCAGAACTTTTTGTAGAGAAGGCAGTATCATAAGATTGAAGCACGTAAGATAACGAAGGGATTTTTTCTCCCTCATAAATATTCCACCACTCTCTTTTGATAATGGATCCTTCATCATTACTTGGTTGCTGTTGATAAAGAGCTTGCCATACACGTTGACCTACAGTATCTTTAATTTTTTCTAAATCTTTTTTCGAATAAGCTTCAGGCCATAAAGCATTGCCTTTATCATCTATCGCAGGTAAATCTAAAACTTTCCAATCTTCTTTACTCTCTGCTAATATGTGTCCTGCTAAATCATCTTGATGCCATCTTGTTTGAATGATTATAATTTTTCCACCAGGTTGAAGTCTTGTGTAAGCAACTGACTTATACCATTCTACTAAATTTCTTCTTTGTGTCTCGGACTCTGCGTCCTCTCTACCCTTTATAGGATCATCGATAATAAGTAAGTGCGCACCTCTACCTGTAATCGCTCCACCAGCACCTACAGCAGAATAAGTTCCACCTTGCATAGTGTGAAATCGTTTAGCTGAACTTGAATCAGCACGCAGACCAACTTGAGGAAAGACACTATTAAAATCTGGAGAAGCTAGCTGATTACGAACCTTACGTCCAAAGTCATCAGCGAGTTCTTGAGCATAAGTAGATTGAATGACAAATTCATTAGGATTGTTTCCTAGATACCATGCAGGAAAAAACTCAGAACATAACATTGACTTTCCATGCCTTGGTGGCATAAAGACTGCTAGTCTAGTAATCTCACCTTTCTCTAATAGTTCTAGATTTTTTGCAATTAATTTTATATGTGCAGGATCCTTGTAACCAGGATATACGTGCTTTGCATAATCTAATAAACTATTCCTTGATTTAGAAGTTGATAGTATCTTAGTTAAATGTTCAATAACTTCTGAAACTCTAGGATCTTTAGTCTTTTTGTATATCTGAATAGCTGACTTTAACTTTTCCTTGATCTGGGATTTTTGCATTTTGTTTTCCGGCTCCTATCGCTCCAGCTTTTTGATACTCTAAAAATTTTTCTTCTAATTTAATAAATGGTTTAATTTCTTTTTTAGTAATTTTTTTCCAATGTAAAGAAGATTGTCCAATTTTATCAAGGAACCAAGATAGCTTACTTG